GATTCGCTCCCGCAAAACCTTAAGCAATCTTGGGATGAGTGGGGTTACACATTGACCGATGATGTCAAATCTGGTGACCTCGCACCGAAGCCTCTTGCTGATTCAACTTTCTTGAAAAGGGGGTTTGTATGGGACCTTGAGCTTGAGCGTCACTTGACGCCTCTATCGAAGAAGTCGTTGGCGAGAACTTTGATGATAAAGAAGGATACCCAGCTTACAAGAATTGATGCCGCAGCTCATTCTTGTAGTGAGGTCCTTCGTGAGCTCGCACAGTATGGTGCAATGGAGTATGAGACTAAGAGAGCTCTCTTCTCTAATTGGGCTAGGCGGTTTGGTTTTCTGACGAACCCGTATTTTCGCGCCCCTCCGTATGAGCATTGGAGGTTACAAATGCTTGCTGGAACATTCTCTGCGTGGGAAGTTCCACCCCCCGTCGCTGCGCCGCAAGGCGACGAGGGCTATTTCTTTGCTGCACAATCACAAATGACAGATTCTATTAATTTGCAAGTCCTGAGAATTTTTCAGGACCCGCTAAGCGGATCAGTTAATCAAGGTGCCCACCTTCAAAATCCAATTGGGCAAATCACTGGTGAGGCTGCCATGGTTTCTAGTGGTGAAAAATCCAAACATGTCTTTGAATTACCAAAGACTGATCTTGGAGCTTTTCTTGAGCGTCCCCTTAAGATCTTTACTGGCACGTTTGCGTCAGCTGATGTCCAGGGAACATCGATTGCCTCGTTCGACCCCTGGGCTCTATATCTTGCCAACCCGGCTGTTGCCGAGAAAGTGGATGATTTCAGGTTCATACGCGGTACCATGCTTTTGGAAATAACCACAGCGTGTCCTGGAAATTCATATGGCATGTATGCGTTTTCTTGCCTTCCTAATGGTGGCAACGGCGTTGGCGGCCAGTTTGCCGCCGAGGGTCTAAACTTTTCTGTTGACCTTGTTGTTGAAAATTGCCTGCAGGTTGATCATTGTGCACCGTTAGATTGTGCTCATTGTGAAACTATACAATTTGAACTCCCATGGGTTTACCCTTATGATTATGCCACTTCTCCGAATAACGCTGGCATTTGGAAGGTGTATGTCACTTGTTTAGCTTCTATTAAGTCCGCGATAGCTGCTGGTTCTGCCACTGGTCGATATTCAGTTTTTGCGCGGATTTTGGATCCGGACATGGTTATTCCCGTCCCGCAATCCAAGCAACTGCGTGGAGTTGCAAGCGGTATGAAGTCGCTATCAAGTGTTCCAGTAATAGGGCCTTTTGCTAAAGTTGGCGAGTCCTTGGCAGACGCTGGCTCCAAGTTTGCCGCTGCCTTCGGTTTTACACGTGAACAAGGCAACTCGCAGCCCCAACCACTTGTTCAAAGAGCTATGAGCAGTTTGACAAATGTTGATTGCGACGATTCGTCTCTCTACTCAACATTAGTTTCTCGGTCGGCTATCTCTATCGATCCGACTACTGGCGGCTCCGCATCTAATGAAGATATCGGCAATTTTGCGACTCTGTTTGATCGATGGACCTGGGTAACATCGGGTACTTGGTCCACCGGAACTGCGGCGGGGACATTAATTATGTCCTGGCCAGTCACACCTCTATTGGTGAGAGGTACTGGTTTTAGTTATCCTTACACCACAGCTGGCTATGTGGCGAATCTGTTTGACCAATGGC